AGCGTAGCCAGCACCGACTGGGCGACCAACGTTAACACCGGCGACACCGTAGCGATATGGAGTGTTAGCACCGTTCATGGTGTTGTCGTAACCCATACCAACGAATGGGGTAGCAGTTAAGCCAGCGACTTGGTAGTTCTTGCCACCAGTTACTTCTAGTGAGTTGAACAAGCCTGAACCGTCAGCGGCACGAGCAGTACGTGACTGTAAGCCGTATTGAATGCCGCCGATTTCTTTACCAGCACGAATGTACTGAGCAGTGCTCTTAGAGCCATCTTCACGGTCGGTGACTTGGTCAACGGCGACTGATACGAAGTCTGCTGAGAACGCGGTGCCTGACATGGCGAGAGCTAGAATAGCTAGTAGTTTTTTCATTTATATTTCCTTTGTTATCTGTCTTATTGACATTACAACTATGATAGCACAAGGAGTTCTGTTGTCAATAGTTTTTGGATGTCTAAATATTGCCATGAGAAGTCAACAAGATCGTGAAACCATTGAGAGTTATTTAAGTGATCCATACCAGATTACTAACTTCATTACCGAGGATGAACGGCTAGCATTGATTGATTTCTTTAACAATAATGAGCGTCATGTTCACAAGCATACTGGACCAATTACCATTGATGTTACTCAAGATGAACTGGCGCAAGAACCATTCAAGTCAATCTTAGAACGATTGCGACCAATCATAGGAGACTTTCGTGTATGGTCAGCGTTGTACTTTAAAACAGACAAGCCGCACATCATACATAACGATGACTCATTCGATAATCCAGTATGCTACAAGGGAATTAACATACCATTAGAGTTTGGCGGTGACACTGGCGAATACCCAGAGTTGTGCTTCTTTGACCAGTACTACTTAGAAGGTCCAGCTAAGTTCTTCAAGGGTAGTAGCGATATCAAATCGTTCTACAACTTATCGGTGTATGATTATAAGGACGTAAAGAGATTATCTAGTGTCCCGTTTCCTAGTGATATCAAGCAACGATACTTCCCTACGATGAAGGACAGTTGGCTAGAAGAACTGAGTTTCAATTCAGCGTTCACTCAAGGATATGGCAGTATCACAGTGTTTGATACTGTTAGATTACATTGTGCTAGTGACTTTAGGTTGAAGGGCATCACATCAAAGTTAGGTCTCAGTATATTCACGGAGAAGTTATGATACCGTACATTTATTATCCATCTATTGATTTAGATTTGGGTGAGTTGGAATTGATAGTTAGGAGTATTGATGGCAAGTTTATTACTGATGATCGTGAGTTATTTCACTTAACATTTATCAAACCTTCTCAGTCTCAGAGTTCTGGAATGTTAAAATATCAACGAAAAGTTGAGGACTATCCATACATGACTGAAATTCAGAAGCAGATTCCTATACTTGGATCTATTTTCAACATCTATATATTCTTACCTAATGAAATTGTCAAAACACACATCGACAGCAATAGATTATGCGCGTTAAATATACCGCTTTCGAATACCAGTGATTCCAGTACCTTTTTTTATAATCGCGTCTCGAATAAAAAACAATATATTAGCAATAGAACACTAGATGAAGTAGAAGAGGGTGATGAGCTATTCAGATTCAATATGAACAAACCCGTAGTGTTCAATACTACGATACCACACAAAGTGATCAATCATCAACTCAACTACCGAATATCAATCAGTTGGGGATTTGATTGCAGCTTTGTGGAGGCGGTTCAGTTCTTTGAATCAATGCGTGTGCTGTAAGTTAGCCACTACTCGTGCTACATTCTCGGTTGTGAACGGCACATTAAGAATTAAGTGCTGACTGTCATTGACCCAACTGATTGTACGATGCTCACGGCGAGTATTAACATAGTAAACTCGACCTAGTTCGATGTTGATCTTCTTGTCACCCATTAACCAATCATAGTCATACGGACCAACATTGTTTAGGAACACAATCAGTCTGAACACATCACGAGGCATAGATGGGTGGTCACGGTGTGGCACAAAGTAACCACCGATGTTACTCTGTACAATAAATGTGCGCCCTAGTGGTTGCCATTGATCTAAGAAGTGATGTAAGCTGTAGCATTGCTTGTACACCTCTGTGGGTTGATTGAACTCTAACTCACTCAATCTGCGACCAGCGATATGACTTGCTTCTGCTAGGCTTGGTGGTGAGGTATGAGTAGCTCCTGGTACTTGTGTAAGTGTTAATGCCCTACGATTGTTAGGTCTGTCTGTTCTCGGTAAGTAATCAACCCAATCATCTTTGAATGGCTGTAACTCACGCTGTGTGGCGGCTGTATCAATCTTAATGTTGAGTGGCTCAAAGTCGCCTAGATTACTCAACACTAGTTCGTTTGATAAGGTCTCTAGGGTTACATTGCTTGGGTCATAGTGTGCTGGTCTGCCACTTACGCCTGGTGGTACTTTAACTTGTGTCATTGTGTTCCTGTATCTGTTTTGTCTAATTTCTGAAATGCCCATGCTCGTTCGCCACATTGCCAACATTTGCCACATCTGCCTACTGGTTGCTCTGTACAACTATGAGTAACATTCAGTAGGTCTTCTTGTCCTGTTTCATACATCAAGTCAATGATATGAGTCTTGTATAGATCAATAAATGGCAACTCTACTTTTGGTGGTGCTTGTGTTGCTCTGACTGGTGCGCCTTCTAATTCATCTAACTCAGGTGGATTCTTGTTGAGGGCATTGTATAGAATGTCAATCTCATGGTTAGCAAAGATGTCATTTAGTGCTGTTCTACTTTGTAGGGAGTGATGTGCTGATGGATCCCCTACCATGATTGGCTGTGGTAATCTGATACCGAACTTTCTGTTGAAGTGTTCTACTACCTTGTTGGCATACACTGATGAACCGTCTACTTTATCAATAGTGAATATCTTGATGTCCTCGACACCTTGATCGTATAACAGATACAACAACACGGCACTATCTAGACCACCACTAAGCATGATACCATACTTGAGGTCTCGGTTGATGGTGATGTCAACTTCGGTATCATCGATGTTACTTGTGTAGATCATATCTGTCCTTGAAATAGTTATCGAGCCATTGATAGTCGTTGATTTTATTCAACTCAGTCATATTGTCGTCGTATTGTTTGACATACTCGACGGCATCTAGATAGCCACGGTATGCGTATTTGGCAAATGGTGCTGGGCTATGTTGGGCTTTGCGCCATCGTTCGAGGTACATCTCTCTGTTGCTTGCGCTACGATCTCTCAGTATCACGCTGAGTAACTTGACACAGTGACGGAATGCGGCCCGCCATGTGTCGAATGGGCTTGCGTTATATTGTGATATGCTTAGCACTCTGTCGCTCATTGTTTTTGTTTTTACTGCGTTGAGTGTGAAGTCACCCTTGCTCATATCTGTATTGATAAATGAGTCCTTACGCCACAGCTTGACCGCGCCTAGGCTTGATGTATCGCCTTGTACTAGGGGGTCATATGCCCTGAACATCACTAAGTCTGTTGTGATTGTCTCCGTGTACACTAGGTCTTCTACTACCAGATTGTCACCATCTACTGTCCAAAAGAATTGAGTTGTCGCTAAGCTATTACAAGCTAGGTGTACTCGGTCGATGCCACGGATGCCATGAATACGCTTGGCATGTGGGTGGCGTTGCTTGAGGCGTTGCCAATTTGACTCGCAATTGGCTTCCTGGTAGCTAATAAAAAAGATGTCGTACATTATTCTAATCTACCAAATGCCCACTTACGTTCATCACACCACCAACAGTGACCGCAGTGACCTGATGTGAGTGTCGGGCTTTCGCAACTTCTGGTGACTGGATAGAGGCTATCTAAAACACCTTCCTCTATATACATCTCATATATCTTCTTTTTATTAATGTTACTGAGTGGAGTGTAGAATCTATCTCGATCAAGATATGTTGCTTGTTTCTTTTTAGGATTTCTATAGCTGTGTACTTCTTTGATTAAGGGATAATCATCTCCATACTCCGTAAATAATTTTAGTTCTTCATCGCTAGGAAATAAGGTCACGCCCGTGTATAGGATACCTATTTCTTTTGCTATCTTGCGAGTGTCTAGCAGCCATGTTTCATAACTCTTCTCTTTGATAAAGAATGTATGCTGTCTTACGTTTCTATTACCTGTTAACTCAATACACCTCTGTATAACACCAGTACATACTTGTGGTGCTAATTTGTTCGGCAACAATTCATCGGCGCATGATATCACATGAACTGTGTCCGTCGCATGTTTCATCAACAGATACAACAGAATAGAACTGTCTGCTCCGCCACTGGCACTGATAGCAATAGGACCATTGTGAATATCTATGTTCACTCCTGCTACCGTTATTGTCTTCATGTTTATATTACCTATTGTTTGACTGATAGTAAATATCAGTATGTTATTTACTGCATTCAAAGCTACGGCTGAAAAATACCCACATCGTCCTGCTCTAAATGATCTTACCTATATGGAACTTCTATCACTAATAGAGGAAGATAATGGCGGTGGCGTGTTGGCAGATATCATCAGAGCATCACGACTCAAGAAAAACATTGTAGTCGAACCATTGAACAATGATGGTATACAACCTGCTGAGGAGTATGAGGGGTTTTGTCTGGTATTGTGGAGCAGTGGTAGTAGCGGCGTCCGTAAGCCCATATATATAACCGAAGATATGTTGTTAGCAAATGCCAAGAACTCTATCGAATGTAATAATATCACTCACGAGGACATAGTTTATACAGTATGCTCTATGTGTCATACTGGTGGTATCAATGCTCAGAGTCTACCTGCTCTACTCGCTGGTGCCCATGTAGTTGTTGAACCCTTCAATGCGTTCACATTCTTTCGTCGTATCAATGAGATCGGTGCTACCATCACTCATGTAGTACCGCGTATGATACAGGCACTAATGAAAGTTGAGCGTAGGGGCGCACCTACCTTAAAGACAGTGATGTGTGGTAGCGATTGTGTTACCGCTGATGATGTACGTTTCTTTACCAATCTTGATTGTGACTTCATACTCAACTACGGTCTGACTGAGGCTGGTCCTATTATCATCAATCACCGTTTCAAACTTGGAGATGACCTCAGTATATTCAACTACGGTGTCCCACTGGGCACTCGCACTTGGTGTCGCACAGTACTGATTGGTTCACAGTTAGCGCTATTAGGCGATTGTGTTCAAGATGGATCAATGTTGACGGGTGACTGCGTATACATGAGAGATGAATGGTATATGTATAGAGGAAGATTAATTAACGGCGTTTGCCAGAAAGTAAAGAAAGCATGACAGGAAAAATAATACCTATTAAAGACTCAGCAATTTGTCCGAGACGATGGAACTTTATTGATGCTAGGTTGAACACTAATGAAGTTAGAATATGCTGCCATACGTCATTTCAGAAAATAAAACCCGGTGAATCAATTCTAGATAACGATTATATAAAAGAGCGCAGACTGGAAATGCTTCAGGGAGTAAAGCATCCAGATTGTAACTTTTGCTGGAAATTGGAAGAACAAGGACTACAGAGTACAAGAACCGTAGAAATAGAAAAGAATAAATGGGACAAAGAAAAATATGAAAGTTTGGTTGCTGGTAACCACGATGGAATTACCATTAACGATCCAATATTATTATCCGATAAAATTAATACCTTTAATATCACGCTAGAAAATACTTGTGATTTGAAGTGTAGTTACTGTCGAAGCAATTATAGTACTCAATGGGCAGTAGAAGATTTAAAGCGCGGAGTTATTGATATCAAAACATATCGTGAGTTAAGTAAAGAACCTGATGATTGGTTCATTGAGTCAATCTGGTCCTTATTAACTGAGAATAAAAATAATATAGCTCTTATTGGAATGACTGGTGGAGAACCATCAATCATACCAAATTTTTATAAAATTGTTGATAGACTTATAGATGGTGATATTTTTAGTTCAGAAAAGCATATGTATGTATTCACTAATGGAAATATGGACCACAAACAGTTTATCAAATTTGAGGATGCGATTAATAAAATAACAGAGAAACGTCTACTTAGAGTTAATGTCAGTATAGATTCATTACATAAGAGGGCAGAATATGTCCGATACGGACTCGATTGGGGGAGATTCGAGTCAAACATGGATAAACTACTAGGTATCGCAAAAAATAATAAAAATTTTTATATTGCGGTTTGTTCAACCATGTCAACATTATCTGTTCCTACCTACGATAAATTTATGGAGTGGCTGATGAATAAAGAGAGAAGCAGCGGGGTTAAGATTCAATTTCATCAGAATACCGTAAAATCGCCTGATTATGATCGACCAGAATCATTACCCGTGGAGTTCAAAAAACCATTAGACTTAGCAATAGAACACCTTAAAAATGCGTTGTTTAATCATGAAGATTATATTAAATTCTTAGAATCGTGTAGGGATTCCATTGGAACTAATAACACGGACATGCAAAAATTCTATGATTTTTACAAAAATTATGATTCTATCAGAGGAACTGATTTTGTCAAAACATTTCCAGAATTAGCTGATTTTTACAATGCGTGTAACAAAAATAGATAATAAGAATATTCTATCTGATTTCTGCGAGAAATGTAAGATAGTGGGCTTCACTAATAATATCAGCCTTGAGACCTTAAAATTAAAGGAAGGACATGATCTTCCTAGTGACCCACAATATTGGGGACTGATGGTGGATGGTAGATTGGCCAGCATTTCAGGCTGTCATGCTTATGATAGCGGCGGCAGAATTCTACGCTGCCTATTTCGTAGTGCTACCTTACCACAATATCAGCAATTAATACCAGGGTTAAGCAAGACTCATATGACAAGCGTACCATTTAGTTTATTATTACCACACCAAATAGGGTGGGGTATCAAAAATGGCTACCATGAATTCTATATTACCACTAGCCACGGAGAACATGATGCTAGTGGCAAAATGAATAGAACTCACCGAGCCCTCGAATTATTAGCCAAGCAAGGCATCGTTGATTATGTGAGGCAAGAGGAATATTATTGGACTCCTCAAACTATTTGGGCCCTGAATTTAAATAGATATAACCAGGCACTCCAGGCATTTAAGCCTGTACGTCAGGGTATAGGCCTTTAAAATAATCTCTAAGCCACGACCACGCAAATGTTTTCATTAATTGTTGGTGGTCACCACCTACACTATCATAATATTTAATGCCATCTTGGGCGCCAATAATACTCCACTCAGCATATTGACCACGAGCATATGTCAGCCATACTCGAAGTCGTTCTAGACTTTCCTCGCTACTGTCAGCCTTTAATTTAATTACTTCACGGAACGCTGTACGCCAGGTCATAGTAACGTCACTATTATATTGAGCGATGCCACAAGAGATAGGCACAATATCATGTAATTTACTCATAGTAAAATCTAGGCCATATTCCGTGGTATCTAATACTAATTCCCTGTTATAACATACAGCCGCCTGGTGTCCATATTCCAGACCATTTAAGGGGTTAGTAGAATAAAAAATATAATGCTTAGGCTGGTATTCACGATTGGGTTGAAAATTAAAATCAAATGTATCCGATGCCCATATTTTAGCAGGGAATAAAATAAAATACGAAGTAGTCGAAATTTCAGCCGCATGACGAATAGCATTTTCACGACCATCGATGCCGCGAACCCAGCGCACCGGACGCCCAGCTACTTGACATAAACGGTCATATCGCTCCTGCTCACCAGTTTCACCATTACTTAGGAATATAATATCTAGTGGGCGCCAACGGGCTGTTTTAATATCATCAACATATCTAGGTCTACGGGCGCCCTCCACCATATATCTAGGTCCTACTGTTTTTAAATCGCCTACCGGAAATTGATAATAGTATGGACGCTCACTACGTGGTGGGTGCCAACTAAAATCAAAATTGGTTGTGTCAATATCCCCATCCACTTCCCATTTACTCATGTCTGGAATCGCGGTAGCTACTTGCCCAGTTTCATATTTTATTTTTGTCGCACCATTAGTTACATATCTAGGGCCACCGTCCTGCTGATGCTGACTAGGGAATTGATGTATATACTCTCGATCAAACATATCAGGGCGCCATGTAAAATCAAAATCGGACGCATCAATATAACTGGGAATTTCCCAATAATCACAGAGTTCTCTGTCCTCATCATCCCAATCACTAAAATCTGGTTGCTCTATCATACTCTATATTTACTCCGCTAATAATAGTCTAATAAATAAGGCAATGGATCAATACGAATTTAAAATTAGCAATCTAGACCTAGCCAACTGGGGCACAGCCTTACGCAATTTACCAACCCACGAGGAACGAAGCCGCGCACTTGACGCACTATGGTGGGGACAATTAGCATCTAAAGGCTGGTTAGTAAATGAATTAGAAAAATATACTATGCCAGGTGCGCCAGAAAATATCTATATATTTGGTGGCTGGATTGGCACACTCGCATCCATGTTATTTAATTCCTCAATACATATTAATAAAATCAGATCGATTGACTTAGACCCTTGGTGCGAATCAGTAGCTGACACCCTAAATAAAACCCATGAAATGAACGACTGGCGTTTTAAAGCCGTCACCGCTGATATGGCAACCTACGAATATCAAACCGATATTAGACCAACCATAGTAATTAATACTTCTGCTGAGCACGTTACTCAGGCGATATATGATCGTTGGTATGACAGAATTCCTAGTGGAACATTAGTAGCAGTACAAAGCAACGATTTCCAAGATTTAGACACTGGTGAGCATATTCGTTGTTCCACTAATTTAGAGGAATTTAAAATAATGAATAAGGTAGAAAATGAATATTATTGTGGCGAATTACCTACTAATCAATATACTCGCTACATGGCAATATGGAGAAAATATTAATGTTTATTAAACGCCTAGATATCGAATCGGACAGTAATAATTTATTCAGGTCTGCTACCCAATTATTCGACATTGCTCATGAACCCTGGTGGGCAATTAATCAAATATCACTTAAAAGCAGAGTTAATTCCTCGGACCCTTGGCGAGACGGCACTGGTAGTTTAACTAACCGCGCTACTGGTGAAATTCTGGCTACTGAGGGTGATTTTCAACACTGGAATATTAGCGAGGATAATCCCATAAGACTAGCAATTACCCAACTACAAACCGATTTAGGTGTCCCACTAGGTCGTGCCAGAATTATGCGATTACTGCCACACGCCGGATTATCAGTACACCGAGACCGGGAACTCCGTTATCACCTGGTATTAAAGACAAATCAAAAGGCCTTCATCGCCCATAATGTCACAGATACTAATCCACTACGCAGTGATATTCCCACCGCCGCCATCGCCTATCATCTACCACAAGACAATAATTGGTACCAAATTGATACTCGTGAAACTCACTGGGTATATAATGGTGGTGAGGAAGAGCGTATTCATCTAGTAGTTTGCGGCCAATAAATCGGGCCACGGTACCCCAACGCCGCACAACCTAAACTCGATCCACCATCACCTGGGTTCCGCAATCGATACATCCTATCGAATAATCCCTCAACCCGTCTATTAGCCAACTCATTAAATGCTACGCCACCACCATATACTAAATTCCCGCTAACCTCCCTAGCCCTAACCATAATACTCATAATAGATTCTTCGGCAACCGCTTGAGCAGAAGCTGCCAAATCTTCCACCGCAGCCCCAGGTAATATATCACCCACACCACGATGTAAATTCAACCCCGCAATCTGCCGTAATTCCTCAACCCATTTGGCCTCACCTCGCTCCGATAACCGCATTAATTCGCCCTCACCACCTAACGCCCTGAATCCACAGCGAACAGTCATAGCCGAATAAAATAAACCAATACTCCTAGGGTACCATTGACGCCATACTAATCTATATTTTGCCACACCATCAATAAATTCACACCGCCATATAGTAGCAGTATCCCATTCACCAATAGCGTCAATAACAACACCAACAGCCTCCTCAAAGCCACTAGTTTGAAACGCACCACCACAATGAGATAGGTGATGATTATAAGTATGAACCGCAACACCATCTGGATTTAATAGTCGCATATTATGGACACCAATAATATCAACTACCCTATTCCTATCCCAACGCCAACCTTCACCCGACCACCAACAACGCAAATTCTTTAGCCATGGTCGCTCATAATAATGTATGGAATAACTACCATCCACACACTCCATAGCTTCCCCGATCAACCCCACATCTATATTACTCAAGCCACGACCACCCGACCACACAACCTCACCACCCCGAATAACCGTAATAGTACTATCATGATGCCCACATGATACCCCAATATAAGCATGATTATCTTTATTCATAATTAATATGCCTCAGCCATACATGCCAATGCCTCTATAACGCCATATTCCTCTAATAATCTAATAATTAATTCCATTCCTGCCGCTCCGTTTACTATTATCACTCTCAGCTCAAGAGCCGCGAGGCTCCATCCTGCCACACCATGCCTCCCAATCCATAGTCCATATAGCATCCATGGTAGATACTATCCGGTCTCTACCATCCACATCGCCAGGCGGCAGCATGATCATCCTATTAGCTAAAATAATTAAAAATAAATTAGTATGAAAATAATTGTTTTTTAGGGTGGAAAACGCCTTGTGGACCCGTGTGGAGAAAAAATTTTGTGATTGGAGGGCGGCGGAACCATTGTGGCCAGTGTCGTGGAGCGTGGTTTCGACTATGGACAGCATAAGTTCAACGAGGTCAAAGTGGGCAGAGGCGAGAAAATTCTCGCGGGCATAGCAAAAATAATACTGGCGACCGTAACTGTCCCATCTGATATTCTCTAAGCGGAGCGCACCATGGTATTGAGTGCGTGGTAGCACGGTAGGCACACCTTCTAAACAGTCCGTCACTGAGCATGGTAGGTATGATGCCTGCGATAGGATGCTTTCATACAGTGGTAGCCAGTTGAACTGGACATCCCTAACCCACTGTTCGCTCAGAGTAGTAAGCATACGTGTGGTCTGGCGTAGGAAACGATTGAGGCCACCCTGATCTACTATATGCTCTATAGCAGTGGGACCAGGGATTCCACAAGGATGCTGGATTATAATGCCACCATGGTCACTATCATCGAGGTCAAACGCTATTAAGACGGGTTGATTGACTATATCTGCCAGTTGATACATACGTGCGGGCATAAGATTAACACCCCAACCAGTGATTAGCTCTAGAGAGTTACGATCCTGGTCTGCTATTAGCTGGTAGATGGTAGGTTGGAAGGCAGGTTCAAAGTTTTGCATGCAAGAAAGTTGACTCCGAGGCTTATTAGAGGCTTTAGTAGATGAATGGGTCGTTCTTACGTAGGGCATCTAAGCGTTTCTGACGTTTTCTACGTTCTAGCCATTGCTTAATAAGGGTGATTGGGTTGAGGGTCATAGATGTATCTCCTTGGTCGAGGCTTCTACTACTCTATCTTGGTGGTAGATGCCAGGGTGGGCGTGTACACGACTGTTATAGTGTGGTAACTTATACAAGTCTCTAGCTTGTAGCAGGTTTATAGAGTCTATAGATTCTATCTGTTCATTAGTCAGACCTTCACGGCCAGTTGATATTTGGGCTATATGAGGATATTGAGCAAAGAAGTTCTGGTATTGGCCGCGTTCGTGGTGTGGGCCAGTTGACATTTGAAAGAGTGGGATCCCATGGGCCTTGGCAAGTAGGGTAGCAGTATCTAGATAGTGTCTGAAAGT